CAGGAATTGTTGTCTAAGAGTGGATCATCTTTGAACATGGATGGCACGGGCGGTGCAGATGCAATGAGGGCAGAGGTTGGAACAGCAGATATAGGAAACTTTTCTGTTGGCAATGTTATGGATGCTTTTAAAGGTGTACCACCAACTGGCCTACCCGGACTAGCAATGTTGGGTGGTACAACGCTTTACAATATTATGGTTAATGACATGGAAGCGAGGGAAGCATTAGATGATGCTTTTGGTTTTACTGGAGGAAATACAACGGTAGTAGATTCAAACTTTGGTGATTTTGGACCAGACGGAAGTGACGTACAATGAGCAAGAAATCTCTCAAAGATAGCTTGCAATTAAACAAACCAAGACGCACGCCCGACCACAAAACCAAATCCCATGTTGTTAAAGTTAATGACGGTGGGAGTGAAAAGCTTATTCGTTTTGGACAACAGGGTGTGACTACGGCGGGCAAGCCTAAAGCTAATGAGTCACAAACCCAGAAGAACAGACGGAAGTCATTCAAGGCGAGGCATCGACAGAATATTGCCAAGGGTCCGACATCGGCGGCGTACTGGGCGAACAAAGTCAAGTGGAACGAGGGTGGTCGTGTGTTGGGTGTCACCGGAGATGACCCACTGACTGAGGCGATGACCGGAACGTTAGGTCAATTCAGAACGACACAGGACCGTAATCCTCGAACTGTTACACAGGAAACGGATCGTTTAGCTGATTTGAATGAAGATGGTCGGATTGATTTCTATGATGGGTACGAGGCGGTGCGTCCGTCTTATCCGAATGAAATAATAGGAGCGTTGAAGCAAGCGGGGAGTAACATTAGTCAGGGTGACATTGCTAAAGGCGCGGCGATGGTAGGGTTAGGTGGCCTGATGTTGGGTGATTATTTTGGCCCTGCTAAATTAGTTACAGGCACAATAGGTAGACCGATCAAGAGTTTCTTACAGGACGTTGCAGGGAACTTACCAGACACTTCTGTGTTAGAAGCTGCGAGTTACAAGGGCCGTGCTCGTGATGTAATTCGTGGCCTTGATCAAGGTAGAATGACTGCTGAACAGGCTACTGCAGCGCTTAAAGGTAAAGGTATCAGTAAGGCTGAACAAGAATTTATCGGGCCAGCAATTGAATTTGAAAGGTACCAAGAAAAGCTCAAAGAAATGGCTGGCTTGAAAGCCGATGCTACGCTGACTAAGGAGTATCTGCTAAAGGTATTGGATAATACCGAGCCGGGTAAAAGTTACATGACAAGATCGGGTACGACTGAACGTTATCCCACGGTTTTACAAGAGAAAGAGTTTGGTGCTGGCGAAGCACCTTGGGTCGAACAACAACGTAGACCTGCGGGTTTGTTTGGCAACGAGGATGGTCTTGTCTCGGATGAGTATAAAGAAATTGTTGTAACACTCACACCAGAAATGAAAGTCCAGTACCAAAAAGATATGCATAAAGCTGGATTGGACATTGTTGATATACCAAATCCACATTATGAAGATTATCCCAATGCTGTTTTTCATATGCGAACAGATATAATACGCGATGAATTACCTGATGGTAAATATCGAGAGGTTACGCTTTCGGAAGAGTTTCAAAATGACACTGCGATAAAGGCGGCGCAAGAAGGAACTTACGATCAGTACACCAAGATTGATCTAAACAGTGGAAAGATGCAGTTACGAAAGCGTGATATTCTCGATGTAATGATAGGTAACGCTGCTACAAGAAGAAGGAGTAACCGTGGAAGAATAGTTCCAGAGGACAACTATGTTACGAGTGGCCTTAATTCTATTAGTACAAATGACAACATTATTCGTGCCTTTAATGACCTTCCTGATGGAAATATAAGCCGTGCAGAAAGAACGAAACTTTTAGAACGTATAGACGAAGACATTATCGAAACCAAAGAAAAGATTGATAATGCTTTGTACCTCGATCCCCCAACAAGGGAAGTACCATTCGAATCGACACAAGGAACGGTATACGAAACCGCAAAAAGAAAACAAGATGATCCTCAGCTTATTGAAGAATTAAGAATGGATTTAGAAAGACTTGATGCACAAAGAAGATTTTTAAATATTGCTACCCCACGGGGCGTACCCAAGAACTTTCCGTTTCTCAAAGAGTGGCCCCAGTTAGCAATGCAAAGATTAGTCAACGAGGGTGTTGGCAATGGTTCTGATGCTATTGGTTGGGTAAACGGTGCTATGTCAGCTAACTCAAGGGGTGCAAATAAAATAATAGAGTCGTTTGAATATAAACCACAAGAGGGAAAATTCAAATATTTTGATGCAGGAAAAGGCAAAGAAATTGAAGTACAATTGCCCAGTACCAAACCATATAGTGGGGAATTGTCACATCCGGAATTTATTAAAAGAGAATTTGGTGAAGAAATTTCCGATATTATCTTTAAAGATAACCCCACGGGTGGTGTAGAAGATTTCGGTTATGCATTTGATAAACCGATTATTCATGATGAAATTGACTTTAACACTGGCAAAAATAAGGCTTTGGGTCCAAAGACATTGTATGACGATGTGATGGTGCAACAAGCCAAAAAGCTAGGTAAGAAGTATGGGGTTAAACCTTATAAGGCACCTAACGGAAGTTGGAGAATGGACATCACGCCAGAAATGCGTGAAGACTTTATGTTAGATGTGACCTATGCCGAGGGTGGAGCAGTTGAGCTTGACTTGGGTATGGATGAAAGAGATTACCAACGAGCAGTTACCAAAGAGACATCAAGCATTGCAGATTTAAATGATGACGGTGTTGTCAACTATGTTGATTTGGTTGAAGCATTACGTCCGACTGCTCCGCAAGAATTACAGGAAATGGGTCAAACTATTATAAAATTATTGAGCGATGATGAGATTGCCAAGGCAACAACTATGGCTGCAATGATGGGTGTAAGTCTTGTTGGTTTTGGTCGCGCTGCTACAGCTGGACCAAGGCGTGATATGACACGAAGTGTTATGAAAGAATACGATCCAAATATTGTTGAGAACCGAGCCGAGGATATTGTTAAAGGCGTAGAGGGTCGTGGTGGTAGAGGTCCAGAGTTGAAATCTGGTCAAGATGAAGTTGATTATTCCAAACTTAGAAAAGAAGAGTTAGATCCTGTTGGTTATCAGGCAACCAAGATGGATAAACCTATTGAAGAAGTTGATATTGAAGAAAAACAAATAGTTGAATTGGCACCTCGTAAAAAAATAAATATCGAAGACCTAGAAGGTAAGATGGTTCTTCCTTTTTATGGTGACCGCACTAGCACGGGAAAACGAATTACACGAGTAGATGATATTGAGTTCGAGCAACCTGTAGACACAGAAGGTGGTAGAGACTTTATGTTGAGTCAAGCTTCGCAATCTGATGACAAAGCAATATGGGCATCTGAGCAAGCGATCATCCGTAGGTTAAACCAAAGAGCAAAACAAGTAACTGACGAAACTGGTAAGGATGTTCTAGCTATCACTGGCACAATGTCACCGAACGCAATTGATTTTAACACGATGGGTCCAGAAGCGTTGGCAGAAATGGTAGCGGTAACTATTACTCGTGGTGGCATAAAGAAAAAAGACATCAAAGAATTTAACGCAATGATGAAAAGTCAAATAACTAAAGATTCAGATTTAGGACCAGTTAAAGATTGGCCCGGTCTAGATGCTCCTAATTTACGAGAGTATTTAGTAGAAGCTCCGACTAAAGTTCGCAAAAAATTTATGAGGCTTATGGAAAAGAAAGATCCCCAAGCAATGGGGTTACCTTCTCCGGGTAAAGCCAGACTTGCTGTGACTGATAAAGAACAACTTATGCTTGGCCCCGGAATGTTTGGTGGATCAATTGGAAAGATAGACGTTGATGCTGATATTATTACAGATCCTAAAGTCCCACATAAAACTTACAGCACTCAACTTCGTGGAGAGTATGTAGGAGAAATTGATCCTGTTCCTCAAAGCGAATTGTTTACAGATTTGTATGAGGCAAGAAAAGATGTAAAAGTTGGGGGAAGACCGGAGAACGAAGCTCATAAAACCTATACAATGAAAACCCAATTACCAGCTCAAGAAATTACTCCTGAAATTGTAGATCGTAATATGACCGCTGCGGAACGTAAGAAACGTGGCTATCAGGAAGGTGGTGCGGTAGAAGTATCAATACTCGATAAAGTGTTTGATACAATTTTGGGAGCACAGGCCACTGGGGGATTAGAAATACAAGGTCGTAGAGACACAGTACCAATGCAATTTTGGGATGGTGAAAAAATTACTGTTGAAGAAGTTACTAAAGATCAAATTGGTGGGTACGCTGAATTAGGTTTAATCAAACAAATTAATGATAATTTAATTATTGATGGATCAGCTAGTGTCGGTGGTGGAGCAGGTAGAATGATGGATAACCCATTTGAAGGTGCAATCCAAACTGGACCAATAAAAGGTGGTTTAACTTTTACTGATGAAGATTTAGATGTAAGACTAGGTGGAAGATATAATCCAACGTCTGAAGAAAAGTTTATTGGACTTGAAGGAAAAATAAGATTTGCTGAGGGTGGGGTTTACAACGCCAAAAAAATCGACATGATGTCTGATCAGATACTGGAGTCATATGATGTCTGACGAAACTATGATGGACGAAGAACAACAGGGTGAAACTGTTGCTATTCCAAATGAGTTAGCTGAGGTAGAAGACACAGATGATGGCGGTGCTCTCATTCGTCTTGATGAAATGGAGTTGAGTCAAGAGCAAAGACTTGCACATTTTGCTAACATCGTTGAAGAAGTAGACCAGAATAAACTTAATACTGCTATTGTTGATCTTGTAGACAAAATCTCCAAGGATAAAGAGTCTAGAGAAAAACGTGACAAACAGTATGAGCTAGGATTACAACGCACTGGCCTCGGTGATGATGCTCCGGGTGGAGCACAATTCGAAGGTGCGAACCGTGTCGTACATCCGATGTTAATCCAAGCGTGCGTTGACTTTTCCGCACGATTTATGAAGGAAGCGTTTCCGTCTAATGGACCTATAAAGAGCAAGGTTCAAGGTGAGCAAACGCCAGACAAATTAGAAAAAGCCAGACGCAAAACTGATTTTATGAACTGGCAAACTACACAACAAATGCCTGAGTTCCGTGCTGAACTAGAACAATTGAGCACGCAATTGCCACTTGGTGGTGGGCAGTATATGAAATTTATGTGGGATAGTTTGCATCGTAAACCACAGTCTGAGTTTATCCCAATAGATGATGTCTACTTGCCGTTTGCTGCTTCGAACTTTTATACGGCAGAACGTAAGACTCATGTCCAGTATATTACCAAGATGGAATACCAAAGAAGAATTACATCTGGTATGTATATCGATGTTGATCTGGGTTATCCGAATGAACCAGAGTATAGCAAGGCAACGATTGCCAACGACAAGATCGAGGGTAAAAGTGAAACAAGTTACAACGAAGATGGTTTAAGAACAATCTTTGAAATCTATACGTTTATGGATTTTGACGATGGGTTAGAGCCATATATCCTGACAGTAGATAAAACAACCAACAAAGCGTTGTCATTGTATCGTAACTGGGAAGCAGACGATCAAATGAAAAACGAGTTGGATTGGATTGTTGAGTTTCCTTTCGTCCCGTGGCGAGGAGCCTATCCTATCGGATTAACTCAGATGATCGGTGGTTTAAGTGGGGCAGCTACCGGAGCACTGAGGGCATTGATGGATAGTGCTCATATTCAAAACATTCCCACAATGTTAAAGCTAAAAGGTGGTCCGAGTGGACAAACAATTAGCTTGCAACCTACCGAGATTGCTGAAATCGAAGGTGGTGCGATGGTTGATGACATCCGAAAGATAGCGATGCCACTGCCATTTGGTGGACCAAGTCCTACACTGTTTCAATTACTAGGGTTTTTAGTTGATGCTGGACAAAGTGTTGTGCAAACATCATTTGAAAAGCTAAGTGATACCAATCCAAATATGCCTGTCGGCACCACGATGGCTCTTATTGAACAGGGTATGGTGGTGTTTAGCTCGATTCATTCACGTTTACATTCGTCTATGGAGCGTTGTTTCAAGATTCTACACCGAATCAACAGTGCTTACATGGTGGACGAAGACCTACAAAGTAATGAAGCTGGCCTAGAAATAGAACCAGTTGACTTTGATGGTCCTATGGATGTCGTTCCGGTTAGTGATCCAGCTATTTTTAGTGAAACACAACGGTTCGCACAAATCCAAGCTATCATGGAACGTGCTCGTTTAATGCCTCAAATGTATGATGCACGCAAAGTTGAGGAAATGTTTCTGAGAGTTATGAAAGTTCCAGACTCAGAGGTGTTAGTTGACCCTCCCGGAACTGAAAATCTTGACCCAGTAAGTGAAAATGTGGCTGCTGCGTTGGGTAGACCCGTGTATGTACTGCCCGAACAGGACCACATGGCACATATGTTGACGCATATGCCCTTTCTGAAGTCTCCGTTGTTCGGTGGGAACCCTGCCATTCAACCAACTTTTCTGTATCCAATGGCAATTCATCTGAGAGATCACCTTTTAAACTATTATTTGGTGGAAGCTCATACGGCAGTGCAATTGGCACAGTCTCAGAACTTGATTCAAGATGAAGCAAGGCAAGAAGTTACGGTAATTAACCAAGTTCAACAGTTTATAGAGCAACAATTAGGTGATTTCGGGCAAGATTTGACCAAAATAACTGCCGAAGCACAGCAATATGCTCCGAAACCACCAATGGCCCAAGACAAATCGCTAGAAATTGCACAAATGACGTTGCAACAGCGAGCACAAACAGAACAAGCTAAGATTCAACAGGATCAAATAGAGTTACAGGCCAAAATGGAGCTTGAAAAAGAGAAAATTCAGTTAAAATCTAGCGAAATGATGAATGAAGACCAACTTGAAGCGGCTAAAATAGAGAATGACATTGCAGATCGTCAGGCTAAATTTGATTTAGAGGCTATCAAACAAGAAAACGAGAACAGAAGAAAGGCTGAAGACTTAGCAGCCAGAGAACGAATGAATACGTCAGATAACGAGACAGCTAAATTACTCGCAGCTGCTGAAATGGCTACGGGTGAGAAGGTGGCAGTATCCACCGGAACAGGAATTAATCCAAACCCACAACCATAACTGACAAAGAATAGAACTTAAAAATATGGCGTTTTTGCAGAGTAATATTCCGCACTTCAAATGTTGGGTGCGAAGAGAGTACACCTACAATCACGAACAATTTCACGGTGAATTTATCCATGCTATGGCGATAGCCGTAACGACAATACCATGTCGAAGTCTCAGCTTTCAGTTAATTTTCACGGGTGCAGAAACATACGACAGCGATGAACCGAATGTTCATGGCGGTGCAATGTGGGCTAGAATGCCTATTACCGCCTTGGTTGGCGATACACCATTAGATGATTGGCCTACACCAATGGCAACTCACGATGCTCAACCGTGGGATTGTTCATCTAGAACGCATAGTGTTTATGTCTTGGACCGATGTACACCGTGTCCTTGGTTAGCAAAGATTGATGGGGAGTTATACCCCGCAAAGTATTATTTCACTGTTGACTATACAGATTCAGAAATAGGAGATGACCCTGCTCAACATAAGCAGTCTCATGTTCTTGAACTTCTGGATGCAGGTGAGTGGACAGGAAATATTGTGGCTCTACCAAATAATCGTGTGAGAGTTACGCACCCTGCGTGGTTTGAAGCAGGGGAAGGAGCACCGGAGTTTCGTCCTTCTCAGTGGGTACATTATAGCAAATCTGACTTGGATTATACTCTGGATGTGAATCGTGTTTTTGACAATCTTTATAAGGAGAATCCAGATGGCTTACAAAAGGAATATGGACAACATAAAAAAAGCAAAAAAACCAACAAAGTTAAGTGAGGGGCCACGAAAAGAATCAACTGGAACAGTGGCTGGCATTGTGCCACCTCGGAAAGTGTATAGGGAAACAGGTAATCCGGAAGGCTTTATGTAAACGTGAATTTAGAAACAAAATTGTTGAATGCTCTCAAAGCCAAACAGTTTGAGTTTGCTGACGAGGCTTTGAGACATCCACAAGACCGTGATGCTTTCGAGTACGGGCATCGTTGCGGAATGATGGCTGGTTATGAGGCATCAATTAACGTACTATTACAACTTTTAGATGAGGAAAAATTTGGTGACAAAAATATATGAGAACGCATTGAAAGAGGCATTCCCCGCGATTGACGCAGGTATACAGCCTTTTGGTAGCCGTGTTCTGGTTCAAATAAGAACAGCTAAAAAGAAAACAGCAGGCGGTATAATCCTGACTACGGATACCAAAGATACCGAAAAATGGAATACACAAATCGGTAAAGTCATGCACGTTGGACCATTAGCTTTCAAAAATAGAAACACAATGGAGTCATGGCCTGAAGGTAACTGGTGTGCCGATGGCGATTTTGTAAGGGTTCCTAAATATGGTGGTGACCGATGGGAAGTACCATTAGATAAAGATCCAAATGGCGAAAAAGCGATGTTCGTAATTTTCAATGATCTAGATATTATTGGAAAAGTAACGGGTGACCCATTGCAAATAAAAGCATTTATCTGACAAGGAGATAGAAAATGGCAGAGTTAGGAAAAGAAGACGGTGACGAAACTATTGATGACAATAAGGTTGTCATTGTTGAAGATGAAGCACCACCAAAAGAAAACCCAGATGATGTAAAAATCACTGAGACTGCCCCTGAAGAAACTGAAGAAGTTGAAGTTGCTTCCGGCGAAAATGACGAACGGGAAGGTATCCGTGAGCGTAGACGCAAAGAAAAGGTAGACCGTAAACAACGCAGAGATACAGCAATCAAACGCGATAAAGTCGAACTTAATTTTCTTAGAAAACGTAATGAGGATCTTGAACGGAGAGTTTCGGTTCAAGAAAAAAAATCTCAAAACATTGAAATGGGAAATTTAGATCAACATCTTGCAGTAGCTCAGAAAGAGTTAAACCTTGCTGATCAAGTAATTGCTAAGGGTGTCGAGAATCAAAGTGGGCAAGACGTACAAAAAGCCTTGCAATACCGAGATCAAGCCCAGAAAAAAATAGCTCAATTAGAACGTCAAAAACAGCAAGCTAATGTTCAACAGCAACAGCAACAACCCCAAACGCCTGTTGATGAAAGAGTGATGGCTCATGCTCAAGAGTTTATTGATGATAATCCGTGGTATGACATTAACGGTGGTAATGAAGAATCGAGTATTGTTAACGCCATTGATGCAGCCTTGAGCAAAGAAGGTTTTGATCCTGCGAGTGACGAATACTGGGATGAGTTAACAGAAAGAGCGGCAAAAAGACTGCCTGAAAAGTTCGAAGATTTTGTTGACGAAGTTGGAGAAAACGAAAAACCCACTCCAGTTAAAAAGAAACGTGTGGCTCGTGGTGGTCCTGCTGTCGGCTCTGGAAAAGAACACGCACCAGCGTCAACTCGTAAAGAAGTTTACATCAGTCCGGAACGTAAACAAGCCATGATGGATCACGGTGTTTGGGAAGATCCAGTGCTTAGACAGAAATATGTCAAGCGTTACATGGAATGGGATCGAGAGCACAAGAGTTAACAGGGCTTGTATTTTTTTAAAATTAGATTTATATTTCAAAAATCGCTGTAAAAGGAGCGACATTTAATGTCAGACGAACGAATTAAGAAAACCTCTGGAAGTAACCGCACAAGCAGGGCGATGGAAGATCGTCCAGTAACAAATAACCGTGAAGTTACTGAAGATGAGAGGTTAGAAATGTTCAGGCAACAATTTTTCCAATCTAGTCTACCAGACCTTCCCGAAATTCCGGGTTGGCACCTTTGTTGGATTACTACGACAAACCCAAGAGATACTGTACAGCATCGTATTAGATTAGGCTATGAGCCTGTCAAGCCAGAAGAAGTAGCTGGTTGGGAGTATGCTACAGTCAAAGGGGGCGAGTGGAATGGCTTCATAGGTGTCAATGAGATGTTAGCTTTTAAGCTTCCGATGTCTTTGTATGAAAAATACATGATGGAAGCTCATCACGATGCTCCAATGCGCGAGGAGATGAAACTTGCGGAAACGGCTGCATTGATTGAACAACAAGCACAAGCATCTGGCGGTAAAGTTGAGAAGGGTGATGGCACGGCTGAGATTGGTCAGTATCGGGAGGCACAATTTGACCTCTCGTGACCCTCAACTTTCAACCAATAGGGAGAATGCAGAATGTCCTCAGTATCTGCACCTTTTGGCTTTCGTGCGTCTTATCACAACAGTGGACAGATAATTGCGAAAGCCTATACGTTAGCTACGGGGTACGCACAAAACGTATTCCAAGGCGATCCCGTTAAGTTGGTGGACTCTGGTGTTGTTCAGCTTGGTTCAAGCGATGGCACTCGTAGTGGCACAACTGACGGTATTAAACTTTTAGGCATTTTCGCCGGTTGTCAATATATTGATGCTCTTGGAGTTCCAACTGTGTCACCATACTGGCCTAGCGGAGTTGCAGCGACAGAAATTACAGCATGGGTCTATGACGATCCAGAAATTCTGTTTGCAGTACAATACGACAATCCATCTTCGGGAACCACGGTGCAAACCGCCGTTGGTGAACAATGTGATTGGACTGTCGCTTCACCGGGTGGATCAACTAGAACTGGTCTATCTAATACTAAATTAAGTGCAATCCAATCAACATCTGGACAATTTCAAATCACTGGATTTGAAGGAACTACAGGTGGGGTTGATAGCACGCTAACTGATGCTTTTGTAGTTGCGACTGTTCGTATTAACGAACATCAATACAAAGCAGCTGTTAACTCGGTTTAAGGGAGGGATTGAACTATGGCTACTCCTATGCGTAGTACCGACTTTCGTTCAATTGTAGAACCTATCTTGAACGAAGTCTTTGACGGCATTTATGAGCAACGAGCAGATGAGTGGGCTGAGGTATTTACAGAGTACCAAGGCATTCCTCGTCAGTACCATGAAGAACCAGTTCTTTATGGGTTTGGTGCAGCACCAGAATTACCAGATGGTATGGCAGTAACATATCAATCCGGTGGTGTGTTGTTCATTCAGAGATACCTCTACAAAGTATACGGTTTGGCATTTGCTCTTACCAAAGTGCTTGTCGAGGACGGTGACCATATTCGTATTGGTTCAACGTATGCTAAACATCTTGCCCAATCTTTGGTGGAAACTAAAGAAACACTTGGTGCGAATATTCTGAACAGAGCATTCAACGCGGCCTTTCCGGGCGGTGATGGTGTGTCTCTTAACAGTAATGCACATCCAATTGTAAATGGTACGTTTAGTAATACATTAGCCATTGCGGCGGCATTGTCTCAAACATCTTTGGAACAAATGTTAATTCAAATTCGCAATGCGGTTGATAACAACGGTAAGCGAATTAGACTTACGCCAACACAAATCGTTACTGGACCGGCTAACGTTTTCCAAGCAGAAACTCTTCTAAAGTCTGCTTTGAGACCGGGAACGGCTGATAACGACATCAACCCTGTTAAATCAATGGGGCTGTTAGGTGATGGTCAGGCAAACATCTCTCGTATTACATCAAGCACTGCTTGGTGGGTACAAACGGATGCTCCTGAAGGTCTGAAGCTAATGATGCGTAGAGGACTTGAGAAATCAATGGAAGGCGATTTCGAAACCGACTCAATGCGTTATAAAGCTACTGAACGTTACAACTTTGGTTGGACAGATCCGAGGGCAGTCTTCGGAACAGCTGGAGTTTAATGAAATCCCCTACCGTTTCATCCCTGTTGCGGTAGGGGCTTTTCGGGATTTAACCTTGTGTATTTGACAGTTCCCGACTGACTACATACAGACAAATACACACAACTCGTATGTGAGGAAACATGGGTACAACTACTTTTTCTGGTCCGGTAAAAGCCGGAGGAATCCAAGCAACTACAGGAACAGATGTTGGCGTAAACGTTGCTAATGTCGGTTCTGTATTGATGGCACAGTCAATGATGCCAAACATTACTGGTGCAAGCCAACTCAACCAGAGAGTTGCAATTGTTCCAGCAAAATCACAAATAGTAGATGTTATTGTAAACGTCACAACTGTGGGTGATGATTCAGGAGCAGCGGTTATCAATGTAGGAACAGCGGCTGATCCAGATGCATTTTTAAACGATGTAGATACTAAAACTTTGGGTACAACTCATGGAACTCTAGATGCTGAAGCTACAAACGTAGGAACAACTGATCTAGAAGTTTTAGCGGATTTTACTGGTGCTACTGGTGACGGTACAACAGGTGTTGCTTCACTAACTGTGATGTATATCCAAAACAACAATCTCTCTTAAAGGGAGATGAATCATGGTTGATGCAGTTTCAAGTCAAGTTCTTCAAGACGGAGAACGACAGTACATTGCTAAGTTTACAAACATCTCCGATGGAACTGGGGAAAGTAAAGTCACGAAAATTGACGTTTCGACTCTAACTCCAAATTCGTTTGGTTTAGCTTGCAATGGTTTAAAGATAACAAAAGTTGTGTGTCAGACTTACGACATGGGTGTTGACCTTTTTTGGGTAGGTGATCCAACCCCAGCTGGGGATGCTCTAATAGCTAGTTACCCACAAGGACAACTTTATGATGTCCCTTACTCTCCGTTCTTGCCTTATAATGCAAGTGGAATTAAGGGAGTTGATGAAGCAGGTAACGTTGCTTTGAGTACCAGAAATGCTTCTAGTGGTGACACTTACACAGTGATTATTCACGCTATCAAAGAATATCATAGACCAGCTGATGTCAGTGGTTTAGTTAGCTATAATGTAGCAGTTGCAACAGGTACTAACTCGTACATAACGGGTAATGTTTTTTATGTTGATGAGGTTATTAGTCCACATTTTACATTTGAAGCAAATCGTAGTTACCGATTTATCCAGAGTGATAACAGCAATAACGGTCACCCACTAAGGTTTAGTACAACGCCAAATGGTACACACGCAGGTGGTGCAGAATACACCGATGGAGTAACCATCAATAACACTGCGGGTACGACAGGTGCTTTTACTCAAATTGATACGACAGATGCTACACCGACACTTTACTATTATTGTTCAAATCATACTGGTATGGGAGATGCATGATGAAATCAAGCTACCCCTTCCAAAATGGTTGGAATTTTGATTCTTCGTTTGGTTTTACGGGATCAAGTTCTCGTGGAATGAAAAAGGGTGGATCAACATCCAAAAAAGATTGGATTCAGGGGGCTGTAAAAAAGCCGGGTGCGTTGACTTCTTACGTTAAAAGCGAAGGAGTTAAAATGAAAGATGGCAAAATTCCTAAAGGTGTAATTAATAAATTAGCATCGGGAAAACCAGCGAAAACAGGTGCTGGTAAACCATCTGAAACCACTCAGAAAAGAGCCAACCTAGCCAAAACTTTTTCAAAAATGAATAAAGCTGATGGCGGTAGAGTTAACCGTAACATTCGTGATGAAGAAGCTCGTGTCATTGGTGTTCAGGATGATGCTGCGGATGAAATGCGTAGAGTCAAAGCAAGAAAATCAAACGATGCTCAGGAAAGACGCGACAAGCGTCAACAACTGACAAGAGTTGCATCGAGGGAAAGAAATGCTCGTGACGAAATGCGTAGACTTCGGGGCGAAGCTGAATATGATATTAAACGGAGAAAACGATGAAATCTAAAGGATATGCCAAAGGTGGCAAAAAAATGATGATGAAGTCCAAAGGCTATGCCAAGGGCGGCAAAAAACAAGGATACAACGCAAGACTTGATGAATCTCTCGGTATGAGAAAAGGCAAAGAGTCTACCAAATCCCAAAGCATGAAGTCTCGTAGAGATGAAAGTAAGGGTATGGAAAAAGCTATGGGTCGTAAAGCCTATCAGTCTGTTGGAACAATGGACATGAAAAAAGGTGGTTCTATGAAAACCAAAGGCATGAAGCGTGGTGGAAAAATGAAAACCAAAGGCATGGCCCGTGGTGGTGTTGAAGGATTCAAGAACCTAACTAAAAGTAAATCTTGGTAACCCAAAACTAAACGGGGTTTGCTGTATCAGCATCCGTAATTTAATCTAGGATTGATATGGCATACTCTAATAATATAGGTGTAAAAACCTTTAATTCATTGAAAGTGGTAGATCACGCTTTCAGGCGTTGCAGATTGCCTTCTCAAGCAATTACGTCTGAAATGCAAGATTACGCATTAGACTCGTTGTCTTTTATGTTAGATGATCTATCAAACATTAGAGTTCCAAGTTGGTGTATCGAAAAGATCATCTTACCGTTTTATCAAAATCAACCAGTAGTCACTTTGCCTCTGGGTACTGTTGATGTTTTAAATGTAAATTTTCGGCAACCAATGTTTCCAACCGGAACAATTACTACTACTAACACGAGTTATTTGGTTAACTTTTCAAGTGCAACAATAGTTAACACAGTTGGAGTTAAGTGGTCAGCTACGGCAATTCCGTTAACATTCCAAGTAAGCTCAGACGGGGTAAATTTTACAACAGTTGCTACTACCACCAGTTTCAATCTTTCTACTGGGGCGTTAGCTCAAGCTGGTGACATAGTTTGGACTGATATTATTCCAGCATTGGCTTATCAGTATTTCAAGATTATCCCAACCGATGGTGTTTCAACTATCAACTATACATCTATCACGTTTGGTAATGAACCATATGAAATACCTTTAGGCACGCTCAACCGAGATCAATATGTAAACCAAAGTAATACGGTGTTTGCAGGTCAACCAAGCACTTACTATTTTCAGAGAAATATTGCACAACCTGTTATTAACGTGTGGCCAGCTCCAAACGAAGACACGGAAAAAACACAATTGATTGTGTGGAGACATCGGGCTGTCATGGATACAGATACGTTACAACAGGAAGTAGAAATTCCAAATAGGTGGTTAGAGGCAATTGTAAATGGATTAGCATCTAAAGTTGCTATGGAAACACCAAGTGTTGATGCAAACATAGTTCCTCTTTTAGAACAACGAGCAGCTGTAAGTATGCAGAGAGCTTGGGACGGTGATGGTGACGGTTCACCAACACAAATTAATCCGGGTATTGGACCCTACACAAGATGAGTAAGTATTTAGACCCCACAGGACAACCAACGTTTGGTATTGGAATATGTGCTAGATGTTCGCGTAAGTTTTTCTTAGCGGATTTATATCCTGATCCCAATGATGTGGGGTTGATGGTTTGTAAAGCAGATAGAGATCAATTTGATCCGTATAGATTACCACCACGAAGACCCGATCAAATTGTGTTACCTTTTGTTAGACCAGATACAAACATTAACACTCATCCGTCAGGACTGATTCAAGAAGCAGGTGATGAGTTTATTGTCACGGAAGACGGTGACAACTATCTGGAGATTAACTAGATGACTAATGTTCCAAGTAACTTAATTCCAACAAGGATTTCACAACTGCCGACAGCCCCAGTTGCATCTGCCGATGGGTTGTTGTTGTTTAATTATCAAGGAGTAAGCTATCAAGTTAGAGCTGGTGACTTATTGCAGGTTGCTGGCGTGCCAACTACCAGAGAAGTTATTGCAGGGACGGGGTTAACGGGTGGTGGACAACTATCACAAAACATCACGCTAAGTGTTGCAAGTGGTGGTATCGGAACTGTTCAATTGGCAGCTAGTGGAGCAACACCCGGAACATACGGAACCACAACACAAATTCCAGTGGTCACGGTAGATTCCACCGGAAGAATAACTGCTGTAAGTACGGTGACAGCCTCGACAGGTGGTGTTCCAACTTCAACACAAATCATTGCAGGGAACGGTTTAGAGGGTGGTGGTAATTTAAGCTCTAACGTAACTCTAACGGCAGACTTTGAAGATAATGTTCCGTTAGTAACTACAACGGGGGGTTCAGCCGGAACATCTAACGAATTAGCAAGAGGAGATCATCAACACCCACCAGTAGATTTATCGAATGCAGATCAAATAGACGGTATATTGCCAATTGACCAAGGTGGTACTGGACGAAGCATCACATCGACTCCGGGTGGCATCGTATACGGTGGTAGCGGTGATTTAGCTATCGGTCCAGCAGGAGCAAACGGACAAGTTCTAGTTTCTGGTGGAACAGGTACCTAT